GCTCTATTGCAGACATTGAGAAAAGAGCAAAGGAAATAAAACAGATTGTGGACACAGATCCAAACGCCGACATTGCAAGCCTTAATATTGAGCTTGAAGGCTTGAAGCAGGCAAAGGAAAACATTGAACAGAGAAGCCAGAAACCGGCGCAGCAGTTTAACCCTATTACTGGAACGAGCTTTACAAACAACGGAAGTTTTGAAGCCAGAGAAGGCGACGTATTCGCAAGCCCGGAATATAGAAGCGCATTTTTCAAACAGCTTTTAGGCAAGGAACTTACAACCGTTGAGGACGCAGCTTTTAAGCGTGCAATGGATATTACCAAAGCCGAAAGAAGGGCAGACCAGTTTAACACCGTAACAAGCGCAGCCGCAGTATTACCGACAACAACCTTAAATGAGGTTATCAGTAAAGCGCGCACTATGGGCGGCTTGATTTCAGTATGTAGAAGCTTTAATTTACCAACAAAGATAGCCGTACCCGTAGGTACACCGGCCAATAAAGCAAGTTGGCATACAGAAGGCGCAAAGGTTGAAAGCGAAAAGAATGAACCCGTTGCAGTATCATTTAACGGATATGAAATTCTCAAAGTATTCTCAATCAGTGCAGCCGCAAAGAGAATGAGCATTGACGCCTTTGAAAAATACCTTATAGACGAGCTTAACGCTTGCGTAATGGAATGTATTGCCGACGCTTTGGTAAACGGTACCGGAGAAGGACAGGGAACAGGCCTTGAAAGCATTACCTGGACTAAAGACACAAACGCTATTGAATACGCAAACGGAGATATTCCGACCTATGCGGACTTTGTGGCAGCAATGGCATTGCTTAAGAGAGGTTACAGCCAGGGCGCAAAATGGGCTATGAATAACGCAACCCTTTATACTCATGTATACGGCATTGTAGACCAGAATAAGCGACCTATCTTTATAGCGGATCCGAAGAATGAAAGCATTGGCTACATTTTAGGCCGCGAGGTTGTAATTGATGATAACATTGCCGACGGTGATATTTACCTGGGTAACTTCAATTACATGGGTTACAACCTTGCAGAAGGTATTGTAATCGAAGTATCCAGAGAAAGCAGCTTTAGAAGTGGCCTTATTGATTACAGAGCTTTGGCAATAGCAGACTGTAAACCAATCGTTACAGAAGCCTTTGTAAAGCTCCATGAAGCCGAAGCGTAATAAATTAAATAATTACCTCCATATCGTAGGTTAAAGTAGGGGGTATTGGTTAGCGGAGGGTTAGCCAGTACCCTTTACTAACATAAAGGAGTTGATAACATGGTATTAAGTTTAGAGGAAGCAAGAGAACATTTAAGAATAGACGGCACAGACAACGACGCGCTCATACTATCCTTACTTGAAGCTATACCAGGTTACATTGAAGTAACAACCGGAATGACGCCAGAACAGCAGGAAACCGAACCATTAGCAAGAACGGCCAGTAAGTTTATATTACAGTTGTGGTATAACGCAGAGCAGGCAGACAGTGAGAAGCTGCAAAGGACTATTGACGGTTTACTTAAAGCTATTACAGTTAAAGCAAGGTGATATCATGGCAAAGGACTTTGCAAGGAACTTCTACAATAGCAGGCAATGGGAACAAACACAAGCCGCATACATGAGCAGCAAGAATTATATATGTGAACGGTGTGGGGATATGGCAAGGGTAGTACATCATATCAAACCAATTACACCATACAACATAAATGACGTTAATATTACGTTAAATTGGAGTAATTTAATGGCTTTATGCCATAATTGCCATCAAGCTATACATGGAAACACGCAAACAACAGCAAAAGGCTTAATGTTTGATGAAAACGGCAATCTAATCAAAGCCCCCCGGGGTTGATGAAAAGAGTGGCCGGCCTGGATACCACGTGCCCACCTCTGAAAACCCCTCCATGAGTTTTCATATTAGGGGAGGGGTAAACAGTTATTAAACAGGTAGTAATAAGGCGGTGAAATACATGGAAATAGACAGAGATAAGGAATTATCCAAAATCAAAAGACAGTTTAACAAGATATTAAAGCAAGTACCGGAAGATAAAAAGCCGATAGCTGAAAGCTTAATAAAAGAGCTTACCTTTATGACTTTAACCCTGGACGAGCTTAAGGAACAGTTAAAAGAAACCGGTACAGTTGAATTGTTTAAGCAAGGCAAACAGGAGTTTATGAGAGAAAGCCCGGCATTAAAGGCTTATAATACCACAGTACAGCGTTATAGCTTGCTTTATAAGCAGCTTACCGACCTATTGCCTAAAGTTGAACAGGACATTCAAGAAAACGCCTTATACGAGTTTATAAAGGCTAATTAAGGCGGTGATATGATGAACTATATAGAACAATACTACAACGAGATATGTAACGGCTCTTGTATTGTTTCTGAAAGAGTTAGGAAGCAATATAAGAAGCTTGTTGATGATATAAAGAACCCAAAGGACGGTTATATATTCGACGAGAACCGAGCAACAAAGCCTATACGCTTTATAGAGCAATTTTGTAAGCACTCAAAAGGCGAATGGGCAGGGAAGCCGGTTAAACTGGAATTATTCCAGAAGGCTTATATATCCGCGCTCTTTGGGTTTATCAATAAAGAAACAGGCTTAAGGAAATACCGGGAAACCTTATTCATGGTTGGCCGTAAAAACGGTAAAAGTACCATGCTTGCCGGCATTGCTCTTTATATGATGATTGCAGACAGCGAACCAGGCGCAGAGGTTTATAGTGTGGCCACAAAAAAGGACCAGGCGCGCATTATCTTTGATGAAACCCACAACATGGTAAAGCAAAGCCCGGAGATTAACCGGTACATTAAGAAGCGTAAGAGTGATTTATATTTTCCTTTGACAATGAGTAAATTCCAACCTTTAGGCAAGAACAGCGACACCCTGGACGGCTTAAACGCCCATTGTGTTATCATTGACGAGCTGCACAGCATTAAAGACAGAAACCTTTACGAAGTTATGAAGCAGAGCCAGAGCGCAAGGCGTCAACCTTTACTTGTAATGATAACAACGGCCGGAACAGTCAGAGAATGTATATTTGATGATATGTACGCCTATGCTTGCAACGTCGTTGATGGTACATTTCCAGACGAAACATTTTTACCCGTAATTTATGAGCTGGACGACCGGGAGGAATGGCAGGAACCTAAAGCATGGGAAAAAGCTAACCCAGGTTTAGGCACAATTAAGAAGCTTGACGACCTTATAAACAAGGTTGAGAGAGCCAAAAACAGCCCCAAAGACTTAAGCGGAATATTGACAAAGGACTTTAATATTAGGGATACCGTAAGTACAGCATGGTTAAGCTTTGATGATATTAACAATGAGAAAACCTTTAATATAGCACGTTTCAGAAACAGTTACGCCATAGGTGGCGCAGACTTAAGTATAACCACAGACTTAACTTGTGCAACACTATTGATGATGGATAAGGATACAGAGGAACGCTTTGTTCATCAAATGTATTGGTTGCCGCGTGATAACTTTGAACAGCGCGTAAAGATTGAAAAAATACCTTATGATAAATGGCTTGAACAGGGCTTATTAAGGCTTTGCAACGGCAATTCAATCAATTACGGCGACGTTACAGCCTGGTTTTTAGAGATGGTAAACGATAAGGGCATAACCCCTTTATGGATCTATTACGACAGTTACAGCGCAAAATATTGGGTTGAGGAAATGGAGAATTACGGCTTTAAGATGGTACGCTGCATACAGGGAGCTAAAACCTTAAGCTTACCTATGCAGATGTTAGGCGCGGATCTGCAAGCCAAGAAGATAAATTATAATAATTCGAATATCCTTAAATGGTGTTTGACTAATACCGGCGTACAGACCGATAGAAACGGCAATATTGTACCCATTAAGGCGCAAAGTGCAAAAATGCGTATAGATGGTACCGCAAGCTTATTAAATGCTTATGTGGGCTTATATGAGCATTATAACGAGTTTTTGAACGCTTTATAAAGGAGTGATAAAGAGCTATGAAAAAAATGTTAAAGGACAAGAAAATAAACATTGTAAAGAGAACAACAAAAACGGACGAATGCGGCTATCCGTTAGAAGAATGGATAACAGTAGCAGAAAATATATGGGCTTATTATCGTCAAATATCCGGAAGCGAATTTTTTGCAGCTGCAACATCAAATACAAAAGTTGAAGCCATCTTTGAAATAAATTGGCGTAATGACATTGATACCACAATGGCTATAGAATACAAAGGCGAAAAGTACGGAATAACGCGCATAGACGATTATGAGGGCTATAAAAACGACCTTAAGATATATGCCTATAAAGTAAATTAAGGGGGCTTAAAAATGAATTTAGAGCGTTTAGAGAAGGAATTAAACGAAGCCTTAATAACATTCAGTGAAGAAATCAGATCAAACATAAGTTGCGCAAGCAGCCCCAGGGAAACATTGAATTACTATGACTATGAGGAATTAGCAAGACAAACCTTTTATTGCCTGGATACATTTAAGACGGCCATAATCAAATATTTAGAAAAAAATAAATAAAGGAACCGGAAGCCGAACCCTGCATAATAGCGGGGTTTTTCTTTTTTATCCGACTTTAATGTTTACATTGTTTATTTATTTTACAAATATTACTTGACAAATAGAATAATCATGTTGTATTATGTAGGTAATCAATAAGTAAACATTAAAGTATTAAGGAGGTATTACCATGAAAAACGTATTTGAAATGGTTACAAAGAATTGGGAAGTTGTTTACGAAGAAATAGGGGCCAAATTAAAGGAAAATGAGGAGTATAAAGAAGCCTCTGAAAAGTTTGAGGCCCTCATAAACACACTTGACAAGAAGATAAAGCTTGATTTATCAAATTATGCTTGTGCCATGGAGAGAATAGCCCAAGACGAAGGATACAGTAAAGGTTTTTCAGACGCAGTAAATTTAATGGCAGCTTGCTTTTATAGAAATGGGGCGATAGCATGAGAACACCAAAGAGCCAGGAAAAACATTATCTTTACTTAAAGGCGTTCCGAAATACAGCCAAAGCATACAGCGAGAACCAGGAGCAAAACCCCAGTCCCTTTATTAAAAAGCTTATCTTTTATGGATTAAAAGCAGTAAACACAAAGCCGGAACCGCAAGCCATAACTTATGACGAGGCAATAAGCGATTTCCAATTTGCAAGCGTGATTTTAGACTTAATAGGAACTTTAACCCCCGGTGAATTTATGACCTTATTTCCAATAGAGAAGGAATACAAGGGCCATAAATGGCAAATGAAAGACTATTTTTATACCAGGGACTACATAAAAGGCCTTGACCCGGACAAGCCCATAGGTGAGAACGCATTAGAATTTATTTGGGAGTACACTAATTGGGATATTACAGAGTTTAATGTAGCCGTTATGGGCTATATGAGCAATATAAGACGATTAGAGGGACAGCCTTCTTTAGCGGAAGAATGGGCCGAAATGAACGGCCTTAAGACCTACACCATGCACACAGACCAGCAGGGCCGAGAATTTTTATTTGATAGTGAAACCGGCAAAACTAAAAGGCTTAAGAAAAAGCCACCAAGATATTTGAAAGTTATTAAATAAGGGCTAATCATAGCCCTTATTTTCTTGACATTAAACAGCAAATAATATTATAATAAAATCCAAGTAAACATTAAAGTAAAAAAGGAGTGAAAACATGGACGGTATGACAAACGCGGCGGCTATTGGATACATGATTTTAGCAGCAAAAGCCTTAAAGCTTGACAAAGAAACCATAAAGCAGCTGGAAAGCAACATGAAGTATTTTATGGACATGAGAACCGAAGAAGAAGCGGAAGAAGCATATAACAGCTTTTATTAAGATGGCGTTTTAACAGAAAAAGATTAGAAAGGGGTGGAACCATGCCCAGGGTTATAGCAATAGCTAACCAAAAAGGCGGCGTAGGCAAGACTACAACAGCCCATAATGTGGCCGCGTCATTGACCTATAAGGAATATAAGGTTTTAATGATAGACCTGGATCCGCAAGGTAATTTATCTTTTATTTCCGGTGCAGACAACGTAAATAAGCCCACAGTATACGAAGTATTACGCGACAAAGTCAGTATTAAAGAAGCTTTGCAGCAAGTCAAGAGTGGCCATATTATACCAGCTAATATTCTTTTAAGCGGCGCAGATATGGAATTTACGCGGCCGGAGCTATTAAGGAATAAGTTAGAAGCGATAAAAAGCGGCTATGACTTTATTTTAATTGATACGCCGCCTTCATTAGGGATATTAACCATAAATGCCTTAACAGCAGCCGACAGCGTTATTATTCCATTATCAGCCGATATATTAAGTTTACAAGGTATAAGCCAATTATACAACACCGTTGAAGCAGTAAGAAAACACAGTAACCCAGGCTTAAAGATTGAAGGGCTATTATTTACGCAGCATAATAACAGAACCCTTTTAAGCCGGGAGTTTGAAAAGGCTATAAAAGCCGCAGCAAAGCGAATGAATACCAAAGTATTTCAGACGGCTATAAGGGCAAGTGTGGCTACAAGAGAAGCCCAGGCCAACCAAACGGATATTCTTACATATTCGCCTGTTTCGCCAACAGCCGAAGGCTATAACGCTTTAACAGTTGAAATTATTAAGGGAGGTAGTAAAACATGAGTAAAAAGAAAATAGAAGGATTAGCCGACCAGGCAGTAAGCAAATTCTTTGAACAGCCAGAAACAGAACAGCAAGAGGAACAAGGGTTGCTACAGGTACCAAGAAGCAATATGGGAAGGCCGCGCACTATATACCGGGAATATGAAAAATCGAGCCAAGAAGGTTTAAGGGACGGTTACACGCGCGCAACCTTCATTGTAAGAGAGGATCTTTTAGAGAAGCTTAAAGATTACGCATACACCGAAAGAGAAACCTTAAAGGACGTTGTAAATAAGATGATTGCCGAGTTTTTAGAAGGCAAAGAAATCATAGAAAGGAAGGATAAGTAATGAAGCAGATCGGCGACATCAAATTTTATGATGTGCAAGAGATAGCCAAAATCTTTAATATGACCCCACAGAGTATAAGAAAGTTTCTCAAAGAAGGCCGCATAAAAGCCCGTAAAGTTGGTACGCGCTGGTATGTTACAGAGGAAGCCATGAGAGAGTACCTTTTAGGCATAGATAATGAAAAAGCCGCAAATAAAGAATAGTTTACAATGTTTACGCAGCTTACAGAGTTTACAATGTTTATCTTGTTTATTGTGTTTACATTGTTTACAATGATTACAAAAGTAAAGGGGTGATTACCATGTTTGTAGAATTTACAGAGCAGGAAAAGGCGCAAATTAAGGCTATAGAAGAAAAATACGAAAAGGCTTTTAAGGCGTTGGAAGAACTTACAGAGAAGCTAAACCCAACGCCAAATACAGAATACCTATTCGAGGGAATAAACGCAAAGGACAACCCCGAAGAATGGGAAACAGCCATAAAAAAAGAAAATGAAATACTGGACGCATGGGAAGCCAAAGGCAGCCCAGAATGGAGAGCAGCAAGGGAGAAGTGGAACGAATTAAACAAGGCCTATAATCAAGAACGCGCAGAACTATTTGATAAGGCAGAACGCAGGCAATTCAACGAATTAAACGGAGATTTGAACAGGATATTAGAGGACGCTAAAAACCAAACAATACGCCTTATATATGAGCTATACCAATTCTTTAACAATGGCACCGAAAGTAAAGTATTGCTTGACGGCGAGGACGTTAAAAAGCGAATACAAGGCAGTTTACACCTTCATATTGAAGCGTTAAAAGGTAATGCAGAGCTTTACAAAGAGTTTAAGACCTTTGTAGATAATACCATTAAGCGCAGCGAATATGTGGCACCAAAAGGGACAAAACACCAGGATATAACAAAGGTACCGGAAGCCGTAGTAAATACTTTTTATCCGGCGAACTTTTTAGCCCCAACAGATAAAGTAAGCAACCTTGCTTTTAGTAATGAGCTTACAGGCGGCCATATACAACAGTTAGCAATGGAACGCCGGGGAAGTAAAAAGCAAATAACAACCCTTGCAAGCATAGACTTTGATAACCTTAACGGATCCGTACAAATAAAAGGCCGTAAAGAGCTTACCGCCTATGATAGAGAAGTACACGACGCTATTATTACTTTATACGTTGATGGCGGCAATGAGTACATAACACCGCAAATGATATACCAGGTAATGACCGGGAACCCAAAGGCAACCTTAAAAGCAAAGCAGGCAGAAGCTATTAGCAACAGCATAACAAAATGTATGTATAGCAGGCTTATTATAGACGCAAGCGAAGAAGCCAAAGCATACGGCTTTGATAGTTTTAAGTACGACGGCAGCCTTATAAGCGGAGAGCGAGTAACAGCAACCTTAAACGGTACCGTTGTTGAGTGCTTAAGGATATTAAGAACGCCGGTTTTATATGAATACGCCAGTAAAAAGAATCAGATAGGCCGATTTGATATAAAATTGCTTAATACGCCTATCAATAAAAACGAGGAAATTATCACACTACAAGGCTATTTATATCGCCGGATCTTATCCATGCAAAACAATCCTAATTTAAGTAAAACCATTCTCTATGAAACTGTATATAATCAGCTTGATATACAAGCAGCAAGCGACGGGGCTTTAAGAAAGAAAAAATCCAAAGTACGCGACCAAATAAAAACCATACTGGACTATTGGAAGCAAGAAGATTTTATAGCCGGTTATGTTGAGAACAGACGCGGCCAAGTTGTTTATAGCGTTACCATCAGACTATAAAACAGGGGTGAAAAGTGGTAACGGTAGGGGTGAATACTGGTAACGGTAGGGGTGAAAAGTGGTAACGGTAGGGGTGAAAAGTGGTAACATTCAAAGGGGCAAAAAATGCCAATAAACCCAGTCAGGACAAGCCTTCCAGAGTTTAGCAAAAAAATGTATAAGCTTTATAGGCTATATAAGCTTTATAGGGGCATTGGCGGCCGGCTTGACGCCGCCGCCATGCCTTAATAATATGGACTTAATCAATAAGAAATATACCCCATGTGGGAATATTTTAAGGAGTGAGGTTATGGAGAAATACAAAAATATTCCTGAGAGCTTAAAGCAGCTTAAGCAATGGGTATGTTTTAAGCTGGAATATAACGAAAAAAAAGGCAAGTACGACAAGATACCGAAGGATCCAAAGACCGGCTACAATGCAAAGGCGAACGATCCGGCGACCTGGAGCGACTTTCAAACAGCGGTTAAGGCCGTCAGCAAATACGGCTTTGACGGCATAGGCATTGAGTTTGCAAATGGCATTTTTGGCGTTGACCTGGACGGCGTTGTA